CATCGCCGGCGCGAGCCGGATCGCCGACATGTTCGAGGCGGGAGACCAGCGCCGGTACCACGTGCCGTGCCCCACCTGCGGCCACATGGACTTCCTCACCTTCCGGGAGCAGTCGGCGGGCGCTGAGCCGCGCGGCCACTGGATGGCGTGGGACGACGGGAAGCCGGAGACGGCCCACTTCATCTGCCGGGGCTGCGGCTGCGAGATCGAGCACAAGCACAAGCGGTGGATGGTGGAGCGCGGCGAGTGGCGCGCCAACGCTCCGTTCAAGGGCCACGCCTCGTTCCACATCTGGGCGGCCTACTCCTACTCGCCGAACGCGACGTGGCCCCACATCGCCTCTGAGTTCCTCGAGGCGAACGCGGGCGGGCCCGAGAAGCTGAAGACGTTCGTCAACACGACGCTTGGCGAGACATGGGCGGAGAGGGGCGAGGCGCCGGACTGGCAGCGGCTTTACCAGCGGCGCGAGAAGTACGAGCGCGGGGTCGTGCCCCCGGAGGCCCTCTTCCTCACCGCCGGCATGGACGTCCAGGCGGACCGGCTCGTCTTCGAGGTGGTGGCCTGGGGGAACGATCGCCAGAGCTGGTCCGTCGACCAGGGCGTCATCCTGGGGGATACGGCGAAGGAGGAGACCTGGAACGCTGCCGACGAGCTGCTCGGGAGGACGTACCCCGACGCCGCCGGGGCGGAGCATCCGATCCGCGTGCTCGCCGTGGACTCGGGGTTCAACACCCAGATGGTCTACAACTGGGCCCGTCGCCACCAGGGCAGGGTGATCGCCTGCAAGGGGTCGTCGACGGCGAAGACGCTCCTCGGCGCGCCGGTGGCCGTGGACGTGACCATCCGGGGGAAGCGGCTGGCGCGCGGGTGCAAGGTCTGGGCGGTCGGGGTCGATCAGGCTAAGGCCGAGCTCTACGGATGGCTGCGGCTCGATCCGCCCACGAAGGAGAGCAGCGTCTTCCCGCCGGGCTACTGCCACTTCCCGGAGTACGGCGAGGACTTCTTCAAGCAGCTCACCGCGGAGCACCTGGTCAAGATCGCGAAGCGGACCGGCTTCGTGCATCTAGAGTGGCAGGTCATCCCGGGCCGGGAGAACCACGTCCTCGACTGCAGGGTCTACGCGCGCGCGGCGACGGTGCTCTGCCGGCTCGACCAGATCTCGGCCGCGCATCGCATGCGCGCCGCAGCTGCGCTGCCAGCGCCCAGCCCAGCGGCCCAGCACGCGGAGCGTCAGCCGGATGCCGAGGCGCAGGTGGCCCGGTCCGGTCCGACGGAAAGCCCGACACGCGAGCATCCTCGTCCTGGTGGTTGGCTCGGAGGCCGTGGCGGTGGAATGGGGAAGGGTGGCGGCTGGCTCGGTCGCCGGAGGTGATCGCATGGCGACGTGGACCCAGTTGGAGATCGACACCCTAAAGGCAGCCGTCGCGAGCGGCATCCTGACCGTGGTCTACGACGGCCCCCCGCGGCGGCAGATCACGTACCAGAGCCTTGACGCGATGCGGGCGCTGCTCGCCGAGATGCAGGCCGACGTAGCGCGCGCGGCCGGTCGCTCCACCTGCACGCTGCTCGCCACGCGAAAGGGGCTCTAGATCATGGATACCCCCAAGGCGCCCCTCCTCGATCGTGCCCTGATGACCGTGGCGCCCGGGATGGCGCTGAAGCGGCTGCGCGCCCGCGCCGCGGCGCAGCTCCTCCTGCGCCACTTCGATGCCGCCAGCACGGGACGGCGAACCGAGAACTGGTCTCGGCGCGGGACCGACGCCAACACGGCTGCCGGCGCTTCCCTTGGGTCGCTGCGCTACCTCGCGCGGGATCTCGTCCGCAACAATGGGTGGGCTCGCAACGCGGTGCGCGTCATCACCCGGAACACCGTGGGGTGCGGGATCGTCGCGAAGCCGGCGTCGCCAGTGCCGGCCGAGGTCTCTGCGGCGTGGAAGACCTGGGCCGGGACGACCCAGTGCGACGCCGATGGGCGGCTGACGTTCTACGGGCTCCAGAAGCTGGTGATGCGGGCGGCGGTCGAGTCGGGTGAGGCGCTCGTGCGTCCGAGATGGCGGCGCCTCGAGGACGGGTACGTGGTGCCGTTCCAGCTCCAGGTGCTCGAGCCGGACTTCCTCGACTCGACTCAGGACGGCCGGGTCGGACAGGAGGGCGGCCCCATCATCCAGGGCATCGAGCATGACGCGATCGGACGGCGAGTCGCCTACTGGCTCTTCTCGCATCACCCCGGATCCAGCTTCTCGGCGGGCGCGAGCAAGCGGGTCCCGGCCTCGGACATCCTCCACATCTACGACCAGGAGCGCGCCGGGCAGGTGCGCGGCCCGTCGTGGCTCGCCGCCGCGATCGTGAAGCTGCGCGACTTCGACGAGTTCGAGGACGCGCAGATCATGAAGCAGAAGATCGCCGCCTGCTTCGCAGCGTTCCGCACGGACACCACCGGCGAGGGAACGCCGATCGGGCTCCCGCAGCCGCCCGAAGCGGCTTCGAGTCCAGGGGCCCCGCCGGTCGATACCCTCGAGCCCGGCATGGTGAAGAGCCTCCCGCCAGGCGAGGAGATCACGTTCGGCAATCCGCCGATGACGACCGACGACGGGTTCAGCGTGCGGACGCTCCGGGCTATCGCCGCGGCCATGGGCGTCACCTACGAGGACCTCACCGGGGACTACAGCCAGGTCAACTTCTCCAGCGCGCGCATGTCGCGGCTCGCGCACTGGGGGAATGTCTACGACTGGCAATGGAACATACTGATCCCCCAGTTGTGCGACCCGGTCTGGGCCTGGTTCATGCGGGCCGCGGCGGTCGCGGGGCTCTTCGGCTCCGAGGTGGTGCGGCCGGGGGCGGAGTGTACGCCGCAGCCGATGCAGCTCATCGAGCCGGACCGCGAGGCTCGGGCGAACCTGCTGATGATGCGCTCCGGTCAGAAGACCCTGTCGATGGTGCTCCGGGAGATGGGGCTCGACCCCGCGACGCACCTCGCTGAGTACGCCGCGGACATGGCGACGCTGGACCGGCTCAAGATCAAGCTCGACATGGACGTTCGGGCGGTGAGCCAGGCCGGGCTGACGCAGATGCGCGCCGGCGGCAAGAGCGAGACGGCGCCCGCAGCGGTCGACTAGGCCGGGGACGGCGCGGAGAAGGATCCGTCAGAGGATCCTTCGTCCGAAGACGCCCCCGCCGCTGCCTGATTCGCCGCAGGCTTGACGGTTTGGGTATTGCGGTGCCACTCGGGAATCGATGGCACAGCCGACCACCGATGACGGGATCGTGACGCGGGACATGCCCGCTCTGTCGCTCCGCGGCGCCTTCGTGCCGAAGAGCGTGAAGGACGACAGCCGCACCGTGGAGCTCGTCTGGACGACCGGCTCCCGCGTGCGCCGCGGCTTCTTCGAGCCGTACCTCGAGGAACTCTCCCTCGACCCCAAGCACGTCCGCATGAAGCGCCTCAACAATGGTGCGCCGCTCCTCGACAACCACTCCGGGATGATGGGGGCCGGGTCCAACTCGGTCCTCGGCGTCGTGGAGTCGGCCAGGATCGAGAACGGCCGCGGCGTGGCGACGGTCCGTTTCGCGAAGGCCGGGGTCGATGCCACCGCGGACGCCGTCTACGAGAAGGTGAAGGACGGCATCCTCCAGAACGTCTCCGTCGGCTACCGGGTCTACCGACTCGAGGAGGCCGGCACCGGCGAAGGCAAGCTCCCGGTCCGACGCGCGACCGACTGGGAGCCTTTCGAGATCTCCGTCGTCCCCGCGGGCGAGGACGACGGCGCCGGCTTCAGGAGTGCCGAGGCCCGCGAGCCCAACCCTTGCCAGATCGTTTCCCAGAACAAGGAGTCCCCCATGGAAGAGAAGAACGGCACCCAGTCCGCGCCGGGCCAGGCCGCGGAGCCCAACTCCGTCGAGGCGTCGGTCCGAGCCGCGGCGCTCGCGCGCATCGACGGCGCCAAGACGAACGCCGAGCACACCCAGCGCGCCGTCGAAGAGGCGCTCGCCGCCGAGCGGATGCGCGTCGCCGACATCCGCGGCATCGTCCGCAACGCCAACCTGCCGGACGGCGTCGGCGAGGCCCTGGCCGACGACCTGATCAAGCAGAACGCCAGCGTCGACCAGGTCCGCAAGGTCGTGCTCGATCACCTGGTCCGCGGGTCCGACGCGTTCGCGACCGACGGCCACGTGCGCATCGGGGCCGGCGAGGACCGCCGGGACAAGTTCATCCGCGGCGCGACCGCGAGCATCATCGAGCGGGCTGGCCACACGGAGACGATCCTCGCGGCGAAGACCGTGAAGCGCATCGCGCCCTACCTGAAGGACGCGGAGACCGACGCCGGCGAGTTCCGCGGCATGCGGCTCGTGGACCTCGCGCGCTCCGCCCTCGAGATGCGCGGCGTCTCGACCAAGGGGCTCCACGGCGAGGCGCTGGTGAAGCGGGCGCTCCAGTACCGCGACGCCGGCATGAACACGACGAGCGATTTCACGGTGCTTCTCGAGTCGGCCGTGAACCGGGTCTTCCTCGGCCGCTACGCGACGATCCCCGTCTCGTG